AACCGGCTTTTTCTTTTTGGCTTTTGCTTTCGGTGCGGGCGCATCCACTTCGTCTTCGTCGTCCGCTGCATCGTCTTCGTCAGCGTCGGCGACTTTCTTTTTGGTTTTGCTTTTTGTCGCGGCTTCCATTCGCTCGACAACGTCGGTCATGTCGGCCAAAAACTTTTTACTTTCGGCACCAACAAGCAATGCAATTTCTAACTTTGCCATTTCTTTCGTCTCCTCTTTCGGGGGTTTTGCCTCGCGGCGTTTAGTGAACTCTTCTCTAGATAAAACTGCAAAATCAATCAAGGCTTTCTTTTCGTCGTCAGGTAACGCCGGGCCGGAAAGTTGCTTTTCGCATCCGACGCAAATCCAAACGTGACCGTGACGACCGCGATTGAAATGCACGGGGTCGGTATGTTGACCTTTTCTTTTACAAACTTCAGTCGGCGTCAGCGGCTCAAGCCAACAACCGAAAGAAACTTGACCGTCATCGTCTATCATAATTCGCGGGTTCATTTCTTTTTCTTCCGCGCTTTCTTTTTCTTCGGCATTTCTTCCGCCGTCAGCATTCGAATGCCGTTCTTTTTCCGATTCGCCGCCGTAATCCGATTTGCTCGCCACGCCCGGAAAACAACACGACCGTCTTTGTTGGCGTCGAAGTCCATTCGATGCACCAACCCGCAGTCGCAGCACGCGAAGAGGTATCCGCGCTTGACGGGCCTTATCCATTCGCCGGGCTTCGGCTTATACCAACGACGCTTTTTCATCCGATAACACCTTTCACGTCTTTTTCTTTTCGAAACACGGTACTTAAAATCACTTCATCGAGCGTGTTACCCGCAACAATGTATTGCGAGTGGACCATTTTCTTTCGGCCCCGGCGATGCGCTCTTGCTTCGCACTGTTTATTGGTGTCATCCGTCCAAGAGTATTCGCCGAAAATCACGCGGTCGGCGCGTTGCAAGTTTTCCCCCTCACCCATTGCACCAATATTTCCGATGATAAGTTTACGCTTTCCTTTTTGGAAGCTGTCAAAGATGCGCGTGCGGTCTTTCGTTTTCACGCCCCCCATGACGACGCCGGGCTTAAACTTTTTCAACGCCTTCGCCAAGCCTTCGACGACTTCGCGATGCCAAGCAAAAAGGATAATCGACTCGTTGCCGTTTTCAATAATGTCGGCGACGAATTGGGAAACCCATTTGATTTTCCCTAAACCGATTTCTCGGCGCCACCGGGCGAGGTCGCCTTGACTTGAGCTTTCGGAAAGGTCGGCAAGCTTGACGTTGCCCGCGTTTTTTCTTTCCCAAGTTTTCATTTCAGGCGAACGCGGGTCGCCCGTCATATAGACAAGCGCCCGGCGTTTTTCCGGCAAGCAAAGGTGATCGGAAGAAATGACGTGCATAAATTCTTTGCGCAAAAGTCCGCGCAATTCTTTTTCATTGGACGTACCGGGAAACGAAAGCTTGCCGTAAGAATTGTAAGTTGGTCTTCCGTACCGAAGACCGAAGTCGTTCATTGCCATAAAATTAATTGTCTCGGGCGTCATCGCGTAAGTCGGCGCCCACAATTCCATTGCTCGGTTGGGCATCGGCGTGCCGGATAAAAGAACGCCGTGCCGGGCATCTTGGACAAGGCCGGGCGATTCAATTCCGCGCACCTCGCCGCCGAAGAGCATTCGGGCGCGAGTCGTTGCGGCGTCTTTATATCTGTGAGCTTCGTCAACGCCGACGAATTTAAAATCGCGCAGGATCAATTCTTTTAACACCCACGCGCGGCTTATCATTGAGTCCGCGACAATCAAAATGTCCGCCGACCAATCAACTCGCAAAGCGTGTTTCGCTTCGTGAACGACCGCGAGCGAAACCCATTCGCGTGTTACGAGGCCTGCGAATTTATTCACTTCGCGAACCCAATTGACCGTCAAGTGCGGCGGCACGATAAAAAGAATTTGCCCGCGACCTTTGCAAAGAAGAGCCGCCGTCAATGCCGTTGCGGTTTTGCCTGCGCCGGGCGCGTGAGCTAAGTAACTCGCCTTGCGGCTTAGGACGTGCTCGACGCCTGACTTTTGGTGCGGGTCTAGGAAAGCGAGCGGCGGAAGCGAAGGGGCCGGGTAACGCCTTGAGAGCATCCTTTTAAAAATCTTTTCGGTTGCCTTATCCGCGTATGGCCTGAATCGAACCGCCGCCCTCAAAGAGTCGGTGCAAAAGTCGTCGGGGTTGTTGCGCGACCAAGCGCGGTCGCCGTCGTTTCGCATCCGAAAAATCTGCGCAGTTGCATCGAGTGACGCGTCTTCGAGATAAAAAATTCCGGCTTTGAAAGTCAGAGTCACGTTAGTCCTTACGCGCCTGCGCTAATTAAATTACTGCTTGAGTCCGGCACTAAAACGAAAGATCCTTTTGCGGTCAACAGTAAAATCTTTAACGCCCAACGACAACAAAGGACGACCACAATTTTATGACCAAATCAAATTTAACCCTAGGGGAATGGATTGACACCAAAGGCACGACGCATATTGCGAACCTTTTGGACGTCGACGAAAGCACGGTCCGGCATTGGCGAAGGGGTCATTGCTTGCCTCGGCCATCGCAAATGCTCGCGATCAAAAAGGCGTCTCGCGGTGCCGTCACGGTCGACGAAATGATTACTTCGTTCTTTAAAAAGAACGCGGGCAAGGAAGGAATTTAAATGGCGCAAACAACCCCCACGCTGAAAGAGGCGAAGCGCCTTCATAAACTTGGCTTTGCAATTCATTGGTTACACCCGAAGTCGAAACGTCCGGTCGAATCGGCGTGGACAACCGGCCCCCGAAAAACTTGGGAATACTTGAAAGAGACTTACACGCCCGGACTCAACGTCGGCGTGCGCTTAGGCTCGCCGTCAAAAGTCGGCGCGTGGTTTCTCGCCGTCGTTGACGTCGACGTGAAATCAACAAGCGAGCGGCACCGCAAGGAAGCAATCAAAGCGGCGCGTGCTATCGTCGGTAACACGAATTGTCCGGTCGTGCGCTCGGGTCGCGGCAATGGTTCGCGACATTTTTATTGTGTTACGGAAACGCCTTTCAAGGGTTTCGATGCGGTGACGTCTGACGATACCGTTAAAGTTTATATGCCATCGAGCAAACCTTCGAAGCGCGAAACGGAAAACTTGACCGAAGCCGAAATTAAAGAAGGAATGCGCCTTCGCCCGGCTTGGGAAATTTCCATTATGTCCGAAGGTCGGCAAGTCGTGTTGCCGCCGTCGATACACCCGGACTCGGGCGAGCCTTACACTTGGTCTTCGCACGTCACGCAAATTTCTGAATTGCCGTTGATTCATTTCGCGCAACCGGAAGAGTCGGAAGAGAAAAAAGAAAAGACGGTAAAGGAAAATCTTACGGTTAAAGATTTCGCCGTCGTGCCGGTCGAACTCGATTGGTTGGAAATTTCGGATAAGATCAAGGCCGGAATTAAAACCGGCGAAGGCGTCACGGATCGGTCGGCGTACCTGTTGCCTGCGTCGACCGCTTTGGTGCGTGCAGGGCTTTCCAAAAATGAAGTGCTGACGGTCCTTACAGACCCCGACACGTTCTTAGGTGCTTGCGCTTACGAGCACGCGAAGACGACAAACCGCAAACGTGCGGCGCAATGGGTTTTCAAATACACGCTTGCGAACGTCATCGAAGAGTCGGACCCGTCGGAAGTTTTTAAAAAGGCCGGACCGCTTCGCGCCAACAAAAAAGTTGTCGACCGCGAAAAGCAAGATCACGATTTGCAAGAGGACGTCGACTGGCGGGCGTATTTTGAAAAGACGCAAAACGGTTTCCCAAAGCCGACCCTCAACAATTGCAAATTGATTATGCAAAACGTCTGCGCCACCAAAGACATTGTCGGACGAAACGAATTTGCCGCGCAGGATTTCTTTTTAACGGACACGCCTTGGCGTTCGAAAAAAGGCGGCGAAGTAAGAGACATTGATATCAACCGTTTTAAGTTTTACTGCGCCGAGCGGTTTCGTTTGGAATTTTCCAACAACACAATCAACGAAGCCTTTATGGAAATCGCGGACGTGAATCGTTTCCATCCGGTCCGGGAATATTTGAACTCGCTTGAATGGGACGGGACACCTCGCATCGAAACGTGGCTTAAAGATTACGTCGGTGGCGTTGCGCCCGAACCTTACTTGTCGGCCATTTCGCGAAAGTTTTTGGTGGCAATGGTCAAACGAGTTTTCGAACCCGGTTGCAAGTTCGATCAAGTGTTGATCTTAGAAGGCGTGCAAGGGTCCGGCAAAAGCTCGGTTGCCCGCGTGTTATCAGACCCGTGGTTTTCCGACGCCGCTTTAAATGTTGGCGACAAAGACGCCGTGCTGACGATGCAAAGCAAATGGCTTATGGAATTGGGCGAACTAACGGCGTTTTCCCGTGCCGACTTGGAAGTGCTCAAAGCTTTCATTTCGCAAACGCACGACCGAATTCGCGCCCCTTACGGCAAGCGGGTCGAAGAGTTTCCAAGGCAATCTGTATTTTTGGGCACGACCAACAGTGACGAATACTTGCGCGACCTCACGGGCAATCGTCGTTTCTGGCCGGTCAAAGTGACGGCGCCGGATTGGGACCGACTGCGAATTGACCGCGACCAACTCTTTGCGGAAGCGGTGCTCTTTTATAAAATGGACGAAACGATTTACCTCGACGATATCGAACTGACGTCGCAGGCGAAAGAAGAGCAAGCCAAGCGCGAGGCGGGCGACGAATGGGTTTCATTGGTGGCGGACATTTTGGCGGGGCCGGGGTTTCCGCTGCGCGAGTTTGAGTTGCGCGACGTGGCCTCACTTATGGACGAGGTCGGCGCTCACAAGCTTACGCCGTCGGACGTGCAACGTGTTACGCGGTGTTTGAAATTGTTGAGTTGCGAATCTTGGCGCGAAGGGCACGGGGGGCGGCGCAGGCTTTGGAAAGGAAGCGAAAAGATGCTTGAAAAAGCGCAACACGAAATGAAGAAATTAAAGGAAAGTAACACGAAAAAGACGTCCAAGGTCGTCCAAGGTACGTCCAAGGGTCCCGTGGACGGGAAAAAGCCAATGGTTACGGACTTTTAGGTCATGCCGTCCAGCGGTCCACCAGAACTTCTTTATAATGTTGGGGAGTATTATTGTAATACATACATTAATACCCCCATTAATACCTCTAGGGAGAAGGTATGTAAAACCCGGCGGACCGCTGGACGGATTGGGCTCTTCCTTTTTAGAATCAAATACTTACAACGTCCATCGGGGCCTTGGACGGGCCTTGGACGTCCACCGGAAATCGAGGGTTAAAAATGGCAACACGCAAAAAACGGGCGAAAATATCGAAAATGGACGGGCTCGGTCCTTA